ATCGGTAGGCCGCACACCCTCGGGGGATTCAGCATCGCCGATGAAATTGACCGGCGGTTCCGGACGGGCGATGCCATCCGGGGCCAAACCCTGGAGCTGCCGTTGCCACTGTTGAACCCCTCGCAGTTCGATGACCTCCAGGAGCACTGGCGCACGGTGGGGTTGCTGTCATCCTGGAGCCTGCCGGCTGCCGCATGGGTGGGCCGGGCATCACCGCCGCCGGTGACGTTGTGGCGCTATGCGTCGGCGCCCAGGTGGAGCCTACGACCTGGGGGGCTGTGGCTGGTGACTGGGGTTGCGCTGGTCGCCGTGCAGTGATCAAAAAATCGGCAGCGGTCCGGCAGGAACGGCATGGGGCCTGGCTGCTAGCGTTACCTGGAAGTCATTCATGTAACCATTGAACCCAAGAATTGCAATACTGAAACCGTAAGTGCCAGCGTAAAGGCCAATATCTATAAACTGTTGCGGGAAGTTATCAGGCCAGTCTCTACCCGGCTCTGCTAGCACTGGATCGTAGGAGAGAATGCCGTCTGCGGTTGTGCCAATGGATGTCCGCACCGCCCCATTGGTGCGAGTTTGCTGGAAAAAATACCAAGTGTTATCGAAGACATTAGATAATGATTCATTAATGGTAGCGCTGTCTTTCTGAATCTCTACTCTGCTTTGATTATCTATTACATTATACAGCCCAGCACGCACCCCGCTAGTTGTTCCGCTGACATCGGCAAATTCAAACAAACCATTATTTGTAACACTGATAGATCGGAACCAAAAACGAATTGTATAATCACTTGTATTTATGCTTCTTGATAATGCAACTGCAAGCCAATCTCTATCACCATCAAAATAAGCACTACCATTACCCCATTTGCTTTGAGCGGTGCTGATTTTTGTGTTGCCTTGTGGGGTTGCAGTTGAACCCGTTTCACTGGCATCGAAAAATGTTGAACTGTTATTTTCGCCAGTCATTGGCAAATGCAAAATAACAGAACCGTATAAAGGATCATTAAGCGGTGTAGAAATAACACTTGCTGCCGTGGGCCTGAGCACCAAAAACGAGCGATCCCCTGGGGGTGTCGTCACGACCCCGGCCGCTGTGGGTGTCAGCCGGATAGTCGAGGTAGCCCCCGGCGGCCCGGCTGGCAGTGCCCTGGCGGGATAGGCTCGCAGCACGATGCGGGATGTGGCGCTCGGCACCAGGGCCACCCGCGCCCGCACTGCCCGAAAAGCACAGGTCAGGAAATACAGCTCGGAGCCCGCAACCGATCGGATGTCTTCCTGTTGAGGGTCACCCGCGTAGACCCAGGCGTAGCCGGGTTGCGACAGCGCCGGGGCCAGGGTGATGGCATCGAACGCAAACGGCCGGCCCTGCTGGCTGGCCTGGTGTGTGCGCACGCTGTTGGCCTCGGCCTCGGTGAGGTTCTGAAACGGCAGGGTCAACAGATCGCCGGTGGCCATCGTGTCCGCCGTGGTGGTGACGGTGCTGCCGTCATAGCCCTGAACCACCGTCGCAGGGATTGCGCCTGGGGTGATGATGGCGTCGGCTGGGATCAGAGCGGGAAAGTTAGCCATTATATCTAGCTAGGACTTAATGATTGGGTTAGCCATTTATAAACCCACCCATTTGCGCCACCTACAAAATCGGACTTAAAGTAATCGTTTGCGACAACGAAGCTCCCGTCTGCATTAAAAACACTAACCACAAGATAACTAATTCCGTTATCATCTTGGGTTATATTGGTTACCCTTGCTGTCTGGCCAGGGGTGATAAAAATATCCCGTTGCTCGATTCGAACCTCTGAAAAGCCGCTCAGGTCCAGCCCGCCCCACGCGCTTGCATCTATCCTCCCAAGACCAACAAGAAGCGTATATTTTGTGAAGTTTGCCGGGGGTTGAGGTGGTAACGGCGGCTTTGCTGGGCCGTCAGGCGTGCCGGGGTAGGTCGGGATGCCAGGGGATTCAACGGGGCCGGTAGGTGGCAGCGGAACAGGGGCGCCGCCAGCACTACCGCCACTTCCGCCCCCGCCGCCAGGGGGGGCAGCTGGAACACCACCCCCAGCCACAAAGTTGCCACCGCCACCACCACCACCCGCATACTCTCCGCTGGTAGGAAACCGCCCATTTTTGTTGTAGAAATAGACCTCCTCAGCGGTCCGGCTATCTGCATCCTCGTCAGGGATTGAGGTATCAGTGGCCCTGCTGGGGTCTGCGTCGCACGAGGGGCCACTATTGCCAGTGATGAACATGTCGCCTGCTACCGTCACTGCCGCCACGTCTAGCGCCACCAGAGAGCGGCGCTGCGGGTCAACTGGAAAATGCTCTAGTGAGAGGGTCAGATGCCCATCGCGGCTCTTGTTCAAGTTGGTGACCAAATACCATTGAACCATTGGATCGCTGGTCTGTGTCTCCAGGTCTTCCCGGTCAAGCTGCAGAGCAATCAAATCGCCCTCGCCTAGCTCAGAAGTCCAATAACCGGGCCTGACTATCACTTGCGCCGAATGAGTGATGTAGCGGCGCTTTGCTTGAATGAAACGTATCGCCCGCGCAATATGAAATTCTGAAGTTGCAAACTGACTCAGATCATGTGTTTCGATTGGTGCCGAGTCCGGGGTGTCGTCATATTTGACCGGGCTAGTTCTGGTAATTCCTGACAGCCCATCGTCACCCTGCTGCCGCCACGCCACTTCAGCGATGAATGGCCGCCTGGCCTGAGGGTCTGAAAGCTGATACGAATAGCTGCCATCTACTACGGCTTCGTTATTAAATCTCCATTTCGGCTCTTGCGGGCCAACATCAATCGCACCGCTAGGCGTGACGGGTAACAATGGCGTCAGACCATATCGACCCCCTACACTCGTTTCCCGCACTAGGAAATACGGTCCGATCTTATTCAACCAATCACTGGTGCTGGTTGGTTCGGTCAAGATACCATCCCAAAACAAGCCATTCACCGCCATAAAATTGGCAGTCTTAACAAACGACTCGCGATCAATTTGTATCTCTGAAACCTTACCGGTGTGGGTCAGCAGCCAGTAATAAAGCTCGGCAAGGTTGTTGCTGCTGCCGTAGACGCCATCAGTCAGCCGGGTGGACTGAACGCCGTTGCGGATAAAAGCATGTACTGACCGCTTCCAGTATCCTTGATCTTCATTTGCAACACCATAAGGGTCGTCGCCATTGATATAAACAACCGAAAACGAAAGAGTAGACATGCCCTCGTAGGTGCCAGCCGTGCCGCATATCGTGGGTGCTGAGACAGCCTTGGCGACCAAAAAATTGTTGTTTAATAAAGCCTCGGACTGATTCTTTCCATCAACAAAGGTGGTAGTTCTAAAATACAAAACGTTTCTATATACATCTTTAAGAAAATTGCCAGGGGCCCACCTTCCTGCTCGCTTGTTTCGTGATTGGCTAAACTGGCCAACCCTGCAACGACCTTGAAAAATATCGCGTACTTGAATACCCCCTATATTACCTTCACTTAAGACAAGATGATAAAAAGCCTTTACAGTATTGGGAAGGTCAAGACTAACGGTTCTGTACTGAATTTGCCCACCTGTAGTAACGCTATAGGGTTCCTCTCGCAGCTCTGCTGGGGTTTCAAATCTGCAAGCAGTGGCCTTGGGTGCAATCAAAACCCCGCCTGTATTGCCTACGCGACGGGTCCATACAATCGGGATTCGCTCAAATAGCAGCATCGCCTCCTGATCTTTGCCCAGGTCAAGACCTCCCGATATTCCATTGCCGCCACCAATAGCCATGCTTCCGCCTAAAGCCGCCGCGTTGGTGCCCGTTGCATAGCGAGAAGGCCTCGCCTTGGCGCCTACGCTGTTAATAGCAGGCCGATATACGTCACCAGCAAAAGAACTTGACGAACGTGAGTTGCCGCCCCCGCTATTTCCCGACCGCATTATGGGAGCAACCATTAGAACGACAGCACGCAGGGTGTCCCGATCAATTCGGTAGTTCCAATTCTAGGTGGAGTTGTGGCAACCACTGGCGGCAGGGTGCTGCTGGCAGAAAATGAAATTCCGGTCAGCGTGCCACCACCGCCGCTGATGGCGAGCAATGCTGAGTCGTCCCGGATCAGGCCACCCAGGACGACTCGATATTGCGTCACCTGAATCAACCACTGCCCAGCCACAGCCTGGAGCACCAGGGCCAGAGTGGCAGGGGAATGGGCGCAGGTGATGGTGACCGATCCTGCCGCCACGCCCGAATCAAACCCTGGGCAGTTGAACTCCTGATACCGCCAGGCCTGGGGCCCGTCGCCGTCGCCCGCGTCCCAGCTGCTGAAGGGGAGGTTGTTGGCCAGGTCGAGCCGGTGCCAGCGGGCCCGCGCAGTGCCATCAGGGCTCAAAAACTTGAGGGTCTGAGTCCAGTAATAGGGACCAGTGGCAGGCATCAGACCATGCCCAGGGCCTTGCGCCCGTCATAGCTCTGGATGTGCTCCCAGAGCTGGCCAACACCATCGGCCACCATCCCTTGCGCATCGGCCAGGGATACCGCGTCGGTGCCATCGGGCAGCCGGTAGACGGGGCCGTTGTTGCTGAGGTTGAACACTGGGGCAAAAGTGCCGCCGGTGCGGGGGGCCCCTGCGGGGGCAGCGCCGCCCGTGGCAGCGCGAGGGGCCGACCGCGCCAGGTCGATGATCTGCTCCTGCGGGTGGACCATCGCCAGGTATCCGCCCTGCCCGTCAAGCCCGCCAGACCGGGGGCCGTTGCCCGTGTAACCGCCGCCGGCAAACTGGGGCACCTGCACCGGTTGGATCATCCCCAGCTGCGG